CCTTGAACGGCAACAGCTATTAATGAACCAAGTTCCTGTCCTCCAGCATCATCGCCTTGAACATCTGAACCTGATGCGTCTACATTAACAACAACATTGTTAGTACCGCCACCTCCAAGTTTATTATTTGGCACAATCGTTCCAGAAGATCTTGGTACGAATAATTCTGGGCCTTTTTCTCCAACGATTGAAGGTTTACCTACTGGTGGCCTACCTCCATTAGCAAATAAACCAAGAGCACCTAATATTCCTCCTCCTTTATCTCCTTTTGAGCCCAATATCGAACCAAATAATCCTTGATTAAGTGCAAGATCTAAGAATTTATCAGCAATATTATTTAACATATCACCTAAAGTTGATGTTCCTTTTATAAGTCCTTTAATACCTTCTTTAATATCGTTATTTATTGAGTCACTTAAAGATTCAAAAGCAGCATTTATATTTATAGCATTTTGTTCAAATTCTTTCGCTTCTTTATTTTTTTCTATTAAAGCCCTTATATTTAATTCTCCTGTTTCTAATAGTTTTAATTCTTCTGCATTTAAATTTCCTTTTATAGCTTCAATTTCTTTTTGTATAGTGGCTTCTTCTAGTCCTAAAGTTTTAATTTGTTGAGCAAATTTTATTTCTTCTTGCATTTTATTTATTTTTTTCTGAGCACTAGCAACTCTTTGAGCATCAACGTCTAATAATTCTTTACCAGTTCCTCCCTCTGTTCCTGACCCTCCAACAAATGGTGAATCGGGATTTACTTGTTTTACTAAACTAAATTTTCTTATAGCCTGTTTGCTTCCCTCAGTTACATTCAAGCCTTCAACATTTGTTCCGATAGGTGCTCTTAAAATTCTGTCAAGCTGAGATTGGTTAAATGTTTCTAAAACACCTCTAAAATCTTTTATAAATTGATCTTCTTTTGGCCCAAGATTTACAGTTCCTTTCCCTTCTCCAAGAGATACCTTATTACCTTGTTCTATTAGTGCATTAATAAATTTAAGAACATTTTTAAGTGGCCCAGCTAATGCTATTTGAAGAGTAAGACTTATTTTTGTCAGTTCTGTATTCAATTCTTCAGAAACTTTTGCTGCTTCTCTTAAATCTTGTGCTCCATCTTCTCCTAATACTTTAATTAGTTCTTCAGATAATAAAGATGCTAATTTTTCTCTTTCTCCTAAAGTTTGTAAAACTTGTGCTCTAGCTGCTGCCTCTTTACTACTAAATAAAGATTTTTCTTTTAAAAGATTAAAAGAACCATCGAGAGTATTTAAAGCCTTACCTAAATCAGTTATACCATTCACTATATTAGTTACTGTTTGAAGAGCAGCAGTAGCAACAAGACCTCCTGCAAAACCTCCCATTTGACCACCAATCTTAGTTCCTGCAAAACCACCAGCAAAACCAGCTAAACCACCAATCGGGCCTTGTCCAAATAACAAGGGAAACGCTCCAGAAATTGCTCCGCTTGTTAGTGCTGCCCTATTGCTTCTTTCATCTGGCCTTCCTCCTCTTCTTCCTCCAAAACCACCACTTCGAGAAGCTCTTAAAATCTTTTGTTGAGTTAATTCTTTACTTTGTTCTTTTAATACTTTTAATTCAAGTAAAGCTGCATCTCCTGATGCTTTTGCTAATTTAAATTTACCTTTAGAATTTGCTAGTGCTGCTCTATCCAAAGCTCTACTTGCCTTGTCTGTTTTTAATCCTGCTTCCTTTGCTTTTTGTATCTGATCTCCAATACTCCTAACTCGAATCATCGAGGATCTTTTCTTTTCTTGTAAACTTACAGATTCTTTTTCTAGCTTATTATTTTTAGTTGCTGAAGCTGCTCCTCCTGCTTTATTTAATTGATTTACTTTTCCGCTAACTTTATCTAAAAGTTTTGATAACTCTTGTACCTTTTTTAGACCTTTTACATTAATCTCTATATCTGCTCTAGTTGCCACGACTAAACAATAAAAGGTTACTTTATTCTAGCTTATCTCCTTCGTTTTGCTTTTTCAAATTCTTTTTCTTGCTCTTCGTTAATAACTTGAAAATATGAACTCCATCCTATTAGCTCATCTAAAGTCATATCTCTTACTTCACTTAAACTTTTACTTAACTCTTTAGCTACACCAAATTGAAGCATCATTAAATTATCTTTCTTCAACTCAGCAGTTAGTCTTTTGGGTCGATCATTTCCTCTTCTTCTGTAATAACTGCAAGCATTAATTTTTGTAAGTCACTATCTTTTACTTCATTTTTTAATACATCAATTTCTCCTGCATTAAAAAGTTTTCTTCCAGTTTCATCTAATGCTTTTGTCATTAATAACTGCAAAGCAAAATTATTATTATCATCTCTAGATAATCTTTGTGCTCTATCACGTTCTGCCATTGTTAATGGACTTACATACATTTCAAAAATAGAACCATCAGATAATGTGACTTCTTTCTTTATTGGTTCGAGATTCGCAGCTTTTCTTAAACGATCCAATGCTGATAAATTGCTTGCCATAAAATAAAATCAATATATTGATATTCTAATGCAAAACATGAAAAAACCCCAGATAAACTGAGGTTCGTTAACTTATGCTAATTAAACTAAGCAGTCTTAGATAAATCGAATGTAGGAGCAGCACTAGGTCTGAAGGCTATCTCTACAACCTGTCCGTCATCTGGGTTTACGTTGAAACTTGCAGAAGTAAGAATGATATCTGCCAAGATTGATCTACTTGCAGTTTGATCTACGTTAGCACCACTCATCTGACGATCAATATACAACCTTACCTTTGCACCAGCTTGTTGACGTTGAATAACATCTTCAACCATTCTACTTGATAGAAGTGTGTCATCATCTGTGGAATAAACACTGGCAGATCCACTACCATCAGCAAAACCTGAGATAAATGTTCTAAATGGTGCGGTTGCAGTAACAGTCTGACCAATACTTGTTACGTCAATCTCTGCTCTGGTTATTTCAAAACTCCATTCTCTTACAGATCCAACAACTAAAGGTGCTGTAAATGTAATACTTGCAAATGTTCCAGCTACAAAAGTAGGAGATGCTGAAGCTGTTACTGCTGCTCCTCCTGCTGTTGATGAAACTGTCATAACACCAGTTGAAACATCATAAGTTTTAACAAAATAATCTGCTGCTGGAATACAGTTAGTTACTGTAGATCCTCCTGGATATGCAAGTGTTACTGTGTCATTAACTTTATACCCTAAGTTAGATCCAACAGTAATGTTTCCTCCTGATGATGGAAAAGCTGATGCTGTAAGAGTTGTTACGCTTGTACCAGCAGGAGAATAGTATAACGC